CTTAGAATGCAATTGGGTCAAGGATTTTCTACAAGCGATTTTAATACTGTTTTTCCATATTTACCTATATCGACCGATCAGCAAACTAATGCACCGTCATCATAATTTATGGCACTACAATTTCCAACAATAAGTAATTTTTCTGGTAGTATATTTTCTGGTTCTTATCTAGGAGTTCAAGATACTTCGTTGTTTTTAGTTTCTCAAAGTGCTGATATATTTTTTGGATATTCTAATAGAGATGTCACAGAATTAACTGTGTTTGATACATCAGATAATCAAATAAGTTGGAGCTTATTAGACACGGTAAAAAAATATAACACGGTAACACTTACTTATATTGATTCTCTTAATAATGTAAAGAGTTATACATATAATGAACTTGTTAATCAGTTTATTACTTATAGAAGTCAAAAAATTCTTCTTGATACAGTTACCGACTTATCTTCCAGTGGTGTTTTTGATGGATCACTTAAAGTATCTTACATATTTTCAAGAAATATGGCCGGTGACTCGGTAAATCACTTGGTAATTAATGAGATTTCTCCATCAAGAACCGAAATTAAATTATTACCAAAGGGAGGAGATAATGTTCCTTATACATCATTTTGTATAAAGAAATTTCCAATTAGTGATATTTCATCTATTTTACTTTCAATAACGCAAACTTGCCCTTATGATAAAATCTACAAAATAATGTATGATCAGTATAAGAGCAGTATACAATTTTTACAAACTCTTTTCTTTTTACCAGATGATGGTTCTGTTATAACATTTTTGAAAAATCTGTATGAAGATTTTGTAAAATATACAAACTTATCTCAAACTCAAATTAATTCGGGATTGGATCCTACACGAATATATCGTATTCAAGGTATTAAATCATATTTTAATAATTATCTTCTTCAGGGATATAACATTATTGCCGATTTCGATGACATTGAAAAGCAATTTGATAATTTTGTAAACATTAGAGTAGAGCAAGCATTTTCTCAATACAAAGGTCAGACATCTCAAAATTATATAAATGCGAAAGCATTTTGTTATGACTTCTTTGCCAAATTTTACTATTCTGCTCTTATTCATCCAATCCAATTAGCTCATCAAGAGAAATATTTTGCGTTTTTTAAGAATGTATTGAATTTTGGGAATAATAGATATTTTCCAATATTAACTCACGGTTTCTTAGATGAAAGACAATCTCCAAATGACCCACTTACTTTAATAGTAAAATTAGGTTCTGAATTGCCTGTTGATATCTCTCCTAAAGATGAATGTTGGGTATCTAATTTTGGTATGGTGCCATATGTATTTACGGTTATACTACAAAACCCAATAAAATACAGGGTAACTACTATCGGTTCTCCAAATTTTGGAACTCCTACTCAATTTATTAATAAACAAAACGTTAATAAATTATATTCTTTTCAAGATTTAAGTTTAACAAATCAGGTCAATAACGATGTAACAGTCAATAAAAATATAGCAAAATTAAATACTGATTACTCTAAATTTGATAATTTTATTGTTTTCTCTTCAGTTGCAGCACGAGTTAATATTTTTAAAAATAAAGCTATTTCGTATTATAATCTCAGCGGATCTTTTTCTGAAATTAATGACAAATATATTGCTTCCCTTTCTTCTTCTGTTCCGTATCCATATTATAGAAGTGAGTTGGACTCTATACAATCTCAAATAGATGACTTGATAAATTCATTTGATGCATATGAATCATATTTGTTTGATAGCGAAAATTATGTTTATTCTCCTGAATCATCATCATTTATAAATGCTGGATTTGTGGCAAATTATGATGAATCTGCGTCACTTTATGATAAATATAACAGAGATAGTTTAATAAATAATACTCCAGAATATGTCATAAATGATGTAAATAACCAAGATTATATTACATTTTTGGCTATGATTGGTCATCATTTCGATAATATTTATACTTATATTTCTGCCTTACCAATTGAAAAACAGGTTGGAACCAATATTGGAACGAGCCTTCCTCTTCAAACTTTAAAAGAACTTCTTTATTCATTTGGTTGGAATGTAGATGACATTATTAACAGTTTGAATATAGATGATGTGTACCTTAATAGTTTATATTCTTCTGCATACAATACTTTATCTGCCCAAGAACGTCTTCAGATAATATGGAATCGTATATTAGTTACACTTCCTGGAATTTATAAGACAAAAGGAACAGAAGCATGCATAAATTATTTGATGGCTTGCTATGGGTTGCCTTCTTCTCTTATATCAATTCGTGAGTATGGTGGAACAGATTATTCTTCTGATACTCTTCCGACATATGAGTTTGATGAAAAAGCTTATATGCTTAAATTCTCAGGAATATCTGATAGAATAGAAGGTCCTTTTCCGCAAACTACAAAAACTGTAGAATTTAAATTTTCTGTAGAAAATCCTGATGAATATGATGATTATGAAAGAGTTTCATTATTTACGTTATATCCATATGGGAACAATCTGCCAGCCTGGTCTATAGACATTTATAAAGTTCCTGGTCAATATACTGGAAAAGTTGCTCTTCAAATGAAGAGTGGATCGACAGGTATTTCCATAGTAAGCGATCCTCTTCCAATTTTCAACGGAGATATTTTTAGTGTAATGTTGAGAAGAAATGACGCAGATTCAGATTTTGAATCTAATATCAACTCCAATATTATACCTCTAGAATATGATTTAATAGTTCAAAGAAATGAAAATGGGATAAAGATATTTCGATCTACATCTTCTGCATATTTCTATGAACAAGACAATACCACATTTTCTCAATATGGAAGATTTTGGTTAAGTGATGGAACATATATCGGAACATTAGATAAATTAAATATTTGGGATGTTCCAATTGGAGATGATGATTTTGAAGGACATGTCAATGATTTAAGTGCGTATGGATATAGTGGTTCAATTGCCTATCAAAATTTATGGATTAGATTAAATTGGGATTATCCTCAAAATGTTAATACAGGAAGTCCAAGTGCTTTCTGGGTAGATAATTCATCTGACTATTCTACTATTCCCAACTATAGAGAAACTCCGTGGATTAGTTCATCAGTAATTCCGGCAGAATATACTGCATCACAAGATATCATAAATACTTTATGGAGATCCATTTATCCGACAGGATCAGTAGACATCTTTGCTTTAAATTTTCCTCCTTTTATAGACCCAAATTGGTCTGCATCATTTAATAGTTGTAATTGGATTACTTCTTCAATATATCCATATTCTTTTAGAGAACTTACATACCAAGAGAATGTAGATGGTTCAAAATATGGACCTAATAAATTTAGAAATAAGAAAATAAGGAAAGTGGTATATGATATTGATGCTCGCTTTGATTCACAAGACCGTTCCACTTTTGATTCGAATGTAACAATTACAGGAGAATCTAATCAATTAGGATTCTTTATTGATCCTCAAGATTCAAAGAATAAAGATATTATTCGATATGTTGGAAAAACAGGAGTGATGAATTTGATCGGAGATCCACGAAATCTTTATTCTGACAAGTATTATGATTTAATTAATAAAAATTACGAATATAATGCTTTAGGAAATAAAAGAACTTTGTTCAATGAAATGTTAACAGTTTATAAGTTTTATTTTGATAAATCAATATTTGAAGCAATAAAGAATGTAATACCAGCACGTGCAAACTTATTTACCGGAGTTGTGGTCGAACCTACGATTCTTGAAAGACCTAAATATCAAAACAAACCTATTGATTCTGAATTATCTACCACGATTATAAATGACGGAATAATACAAAATATTTATTCTTTCTCAGAAGAACTTCTATGGGCTGACTTTAATCCTGATTTTTCAACAATAACGACGGTGAATGGACCGTTTCCACCAAGTTATCAACAGACAATAGATTTGTCTTACATAAATAATGGAAAGAGAGAATATTCTAATAATTTTCTCGGTGGTTATGTTCCAGATTATTTAGATAAAGTTCAGTATGGATTTTATCCTGATTATGAGAATATAAGAAGAGATTGGGCACTTGCTACTGGACAAGATCCAGTCGTATATGCAAATTACATAAATCCTTTAAAAGGAACGGTAAGTGTAAATAATTCGAATAATATACCGCATGTAGGTCCTGATCCAGGAGTTTTTAGTTCTTCGTATTGGCCGGGATTTAATTTTAATAACCACTTTTTACCACATTATCTAATAAAAGTTTGGGATAAGTATGATTATTTTACAAAAGTTGGGCCATATTCACATTCTGATGTTCCGCTGGCAGACACCTACGCATCAAACTCTGTATTTTTATACAAATACTTAGTGGCAGATGAATTTTTTATGAGGTCGTTGGTATATTATACTGATTTAATATCTTTGCCAATTTATGATGCAGGAGATATTTCTAATTTATTTGTAGCAGGAGTTTATTTACATAAATTTGATACTTTTATTGGAACTCCAGATCAAAAAGTTAATAATGTTCTGGCTTCTGTTGGCCCTACATGGCCAGCAAATCCATTGGATTTCACTTTAAAATTAAAACCTGTGAAAACTTATTTTGAAATAGTTCAGGGATATCCAAGAAATCATTATAATCATAAAATGCAAAGGTTTAGTAAAACTAAACATCCTCAATTCATTGATATTTCTACAAATACAATTTATGTTAAAGGAAAACAAACCATAGATACTACCATCAATTCTACTGGAATAAATGATGGAACTTATCCTATAACATCTAATAATGTAAGTAATGTTAATGTTATGAATGCTGGAAATGTAATACAATCCGTTCCATCAAATGCTGGAACCGTAATTCCTGGTGGATCTTCTACAACTAATACAACTAATGCTTCCAATACTTCTGCTCCTACTACCCAATTGGTAAGAATAATTGGAAATGCTTTTGTTAATTCAGTTCTAGGAATACATAAAGTAATGGTTGTTGATGATCATGGTCATTCAATAGGATGGTCTCAGATAAGAGTGACTAACCAACAACTTAACATTCTAAGATCTGGAGGAACAATCACTATAGATGGAGTGAATTATAAAAATTATGGTACGCTTTAATACCAAAAATAAGGAAAAAACGACTTCAGAAGAATACTTATAGAGAGAGAGATTAATATATGGCATACATCGACAACCAAACAATCACTGTAGATGCTATTCTTACCAAAAAGGGACGTGAACTTTTGGCGCAGAATGGAAATCTAAATATCACATCCTTCGCTTTAGCGGATGATGAAATTGATTATACACTTTATCAGCCAAATCACCCGAACGGAAGTGCTTTCTATGATATTGCTATTCGCAATACGCCTGTCTTCGAGCCGGTTTCTGATGAAACACAGACAATGAAGTATAAGTTGGTGAGTTTAAATCAGGGAGTAACGTCCATTCCTGTTATCAGCATTGCTCAAGATAAGATCTCGGTTCAAAGAGATTTTACTGGAGATATTATTATTTCTCCTTCTACTAATCCAGCATATAATCTTTCTCTCGGGTATACTGCTATTTTAAGTAATAAGAATGTAGGAGCACTTGTTGTTCAACAACCAAATTCTATTAATTCTGTTTCTAGTACAATTCCAACATTTGCTGGAGATATTAACACGACTAGCGCTCAAGTTGTAGTAGGTCAAACTTTCAAGTTTATTCCTAATAGTAGCCTTGGAAACACGACCAGCACAACTTTAACAATTATTGGTAATGAGAGTGGTGGAAGCCTTAGTATAGAGGTTACAGTCACAGTACCTGCCGCCACACAATAAGGAAAAAAGATATGATATTTAATCAATTTGATCCGACAGATATAGTTGCTGGAAGAACATCTAAAGTCGCTAGTGGATTTTGGCCAGATAGTACTACAGTATGGAGCTCTAGTTTAATAGAAAGCGGTTTTTACGATCTTACACAATCAGCAGTAACACCTTCACCTTCATATGGATCTTCAATATATGACATAAGAAGAACAATGTATTATATTGATATATTTCCTGATTCAGCTCACCATCAAAATAATGATCCATATTTAGCTATTGCTTACGGAAATTTTTATGGAGAATTAGGATCTGGATCATTTGATTTAGATACCGGAAGTATTAAAGCATTTGCTTCTAAGACGATTTATACTCAATATAAGAACCTTTTGCTTGGTTCTTCAAATGTAGAAGAGCAATTTTCATTTACGAGTGGTAGCACTACAAGTACTAC